CGATGGTAATAATGTAGCTATAGGTTCAAACGCATCTTTTCATCTTGATTCTGGACAATATAATACAATGGTGGGTACAAGTGCTGGTGAATCTTCTGCTGGAACAATTACTTATCAGATGAATGTAGGAGTAGGATATAAAGCCTTGTTTGATTTAACGACCGGAGATGGTAATGTTGCAATAGGTTCAGAGTCTGCCTCTAATCTTACTATTGGTAATTATAATATATCGATAGGTAAAAATACTTTGATTACAGAAGGTGTAGGAAATGGAACAACAGCAGTAGGAAATGGTGCTGGTGGTTATCAAAATTCAGATAGTAATAATGAAGCAACTGGTAATTCTCTTTTTGGCTATGTAGCTGGAGAATTTAATGTAACTGGTACAAATAACACTTATATTGGCTATGAATCTGGTAAAGGAGCGTTGAATCAAAGTAATTCAGCAAACACAGGGTTAGGCTATGGCTCATTAAAAAGTATAACAACTGGAAATAGCAATACAGCAATAGGTGCTTACGCCATGCAAATTGCGACTACTGCAACTGTTAATACAGCAATTGGTGGCGAGGCTATGTCTGGAATAACAACTGGTGCTGTTCAAGATGCCGTAGCAGTTGGATATGGAGCATTTAAAGGTCACACCTCAACAAGTACAGGAACAAATGGTACAGTTGCTATTGGAAGAGCTACGTTGTTTAGCCTTACAACTGGAGATAAAAATACAGCTATTGGATATAAGGCTATGACTAGTCAAACTACTGGAGCTAGAAATACAGTTATTGGCTACGAAGCTATGTTTACAGCAGATGGAGGAGAAGATTACAACACTATAATTGGAAGTCAAGCTGGTTATTACATAAATAATGATGCTTCTCACGATAATGTTATTATTGGTAAAAATGCACTACAAGGTGGAACTGGCACAATTCTTGGTAATGTAGCTATTGGCTCTGGTGCTATGGATGCTGTTAGTAATAACAACCAAACTGGAGTAGTTGCTATTGGAAATGATGCTTTAGGAGCATTGACATCTGGAGCTAGTAATACAGCTATCGGTTATCAATCTGGATTGTATCTTACAACTGGTGGAAGTAATACTTATGTGGGTTATGAGGCTGGAAAAGGCGTAGATGGAACACCCCAGACTGGTGGTAATAATGTTGCTATTGGACAAGGTTCTGGAGTTCTTTTACAAGGTTCTGCCACATCAAACACTTTTGTGGGTACTGCCGCTGGAGATGTAGTTACAACTGGTACTAACAATGTCATTATTGGAACATTAGCAGACCCCAATACTGCGACTGGAACAAATCAAACTGTTATAGGATATAATGCAGTTGGACAAGGAGACAATGTAGTAGTATTAGGAGATGCTAATGTAACTCATGTTTGTTTAGGTCACGAAGGTGCAACTGCTGTTGCTAAAGCCGCTGGGTTTGCATTTCCAGCAACTCAAGTAGCTAGTGCAGATGCTAACACCTTAGATGATTATGAAGAAGGTACTTGGACACCAACCTTTAGAGCTGCTGGTGGTAGTGCTGGTAGTGTTGATGCAACTGGTTCTGGAGGTAGTTATACTAAAATAGGCAGACAAGTTCATATACGAGGTAGAGTTGATGTAACTAATGTCGGTAGTTACTCTGGTAATATTCAAATGGGTGGAATACCATTTACTGCTGGGGGTTCTGCATCTGATTTTCATGGCGTTGGAAGGTTAGCTTTTGTCACATTAGCTGGGCATACAATAATAGCAAGATTGCCTAGTGGTGGAAATACAATAGATTTTGCAGAAATGAATTCTGGAGGAGGAATTACCTTTCCACAAGTAAGTGAAGCACAAGCTGGAGGAAATACTAGCTTAATAATTGAAATAACATACTATATTTAATTTCTAATTGGATAATTAGATGGAACAAATAACAAGGAAAAACAATGTCAATTACTAAAGAGTTAAAAGATGATTATGAAGTTCGTGGAGAATACAAACATATTAATGTTCGCACTAAAACTTCAATCATGGAAGATGGTAAAGAATTATCATTTTCATATCACAGAAAAGTATTAACACCAGATATGGATGTAAGTGGCGAGTCTGCTGAAATCAAAGCATTAGCTGGTGCAATTTGGACTGATGCTATTAAAAAGGCGTGGTCAGATAAACTAAAAGCAGATAAGGAATAAATATGAACTGGTCAGAATACAAAGCAAAAAAAGGTAAAACAGCCGACTTTGCAAAAAAAGAAGTAGTAACAAGAAAAGCTGTCAAAGAGGTTAAAGACTCTGAGGGTGTAGTAGTAAGAAAGGCAGAGGCAGAAGAAAAGAGAGCCTATGTAGCTATGGTTCAAAAGGCTTGGAATCCAGCAACTGGAGAAAAGCTAGATGACCAAGAGCAAGAATACTCACTATCTCAGCTTGAATCAGAAAAGAAAAGATATGATGATGATATGGCTAGAGCCAAAGCACAGAGTGATGGATTAGCAGAAGCTATTGCAGACTTTAAAAAACTTTAAATAACAATAGGAGTTAATAATGGCAAAAAAAGAAAAAGAAATGCCTAAAGAACAAGAAGTAACATTATTTGATAAGACTTATAAAGAGTCTGAGTTGAGTGATGAGCAAAAGGTAATGATTAATCATGTAGCTGACTTGGATAGAAAGATAGGTTCAAGTGAGTTTAATCTTCAACAACTTAGGTTTGGTAAGCAAGCTTTTTTAGATGCTTTAAAAGCTAGTATAGAAAAGGAAGATAGTGAAGAAGAAAAAGAAAAGTAATCAATCAACAAGTTATAACATCCCCATAAAGTTTGTCTTTGTGGGGGTGATAGCAAGTTTTTTAATAAGCTGTAGTGGTTGGTCTATTATGGGACATGCATTAGATGAAGAATATCCTAGTGTATTAAGTACAATTATAGATAAAGACTCTGTTGAACATTTCTATAATGGCTCTATACATAGTGGCGATAATTGGTGCTATAATCATAATCAGTATGAAAAAGTGGAGATTAAGTGAATGAACAACCACAAACTGCTAGGAGTTATAGGACTAGCGTTCTTGACGACAACGCTATTATTTCTATTAACCTCAAATGGATGGCTCAGATTCTCGTATTGTGTGCTGGTCTTGTTTACGGTTACTATAGGATTGAGACTAGAATTGCAACACTTGAAGATGGGATGCTATCTGCAAACACAGAAATTAGGAACTTACTTACTAAACATGAGTTGGAGGAAACTCAATCCAGAGAAAAATTGGAAGAGAAGATATCCTTCTACGAAAAAGAGTTCAATATAAACCCATTAAGTTGGGGTAAAAAAAGGAAAAAGAGATAATGGATTTCATGGCAGTTTACGGAGAAGCTGGAATGATAGGAATAGTAGGTATAATGTTTGTATACCTAGTTGTTTCTTTATCTAAAAAGTCTGAGGCACAACAAGAATCTCTTAAGAACTTAGAGGTAGAAAACAAAGGGCAGTCTGAAACAATAGCTAATATGGAAGGTATGATTATAAAACTTATTGCAAGATGGAATGAATCTGATTCTGTTAGGGATAGAAGATATGAGCAAACTATGGAAGCTATGTCAGACTTAGAAAAACAATTATCAAGGATGGATGGCATTATGAGTAGAATGAATGGGCATAGTAAATAATGGACAGTTTAAAAGTATCTGGAGCTAGTTTTGCAAGTCAAGTCATAGTCTTTATGGATATGTTACCATACTTTTTAGGTATTGCAATAGCTGTAATGAACATAGTGTATTTATATTATAAAATAAGAAATGAAAAGGAGTCGTAGATGTTAGGAAAAGTAGTAGCTCAGTATTTATTAGACGATGAAGTTAAAGCTGATTTAATTGCATCTGTTAATAAATCTATTAATGTACCAATGATAAACGAAAAGACAGAAGCTAAAATATTAGAAGCTATCTGGGAATTATTTGAAATGGCAATTAAAAAAAAGTTGGGAGTATAAATGACACATTCGATAGTAACATTAATCATAGCGTCTTCTTTGCATGGACAACCGCTAGAAGAAAATAAATATCAAGAACAGTATGCTATGATGGAAGATGTAAAGAAGAAAAAAAAGAAAGGTAAGAAGATTGGTGGGAGTAAAGGTAAGAAGTCTAAGAAAGGTTTCTTCTCTAAAATCTTTGGTTCTAAGTAATGGCTAAGACTCCAGCTTGGCAACGCAAAGCAGGCAAGAATCCTAAGGGAGGCTTAAACGCTAAAGGAAGAAAGAGCTACAAGGGTGGTACTTTAAAAGCTCCAGTTAAGTCTGGAGATAACCCAAGAAGAGCTAGTTTCCTTGCAAGAATGGGTGGTATGCCCGGGCCAGAAAAGAAAAATGGTAAGCCTACTAGGTTGCTACTTTCTTTAAGAGCTTGGGGTGCTAGTTCTAAAGCAGATGCCAAGAAGAAAGCTGCCGGCATTAGCAAAAGAAACAAAGCTAAGAAAGGAAAGAAGAAATGAATAAGAAGGTTAAAGCTCCTGCTGGTTATCATTGGATGAAATCTGGTAGTAGTTATAAGTTAATGAAGCATAGTGGTAAGTTTAAAGCTCACAAAGGTGCAAGCGTAATGGCTGATTTTAAAGTTCAGATGAAACATGCATCTCCTAAAAAAAAGAGAGGTAAGTAATGCCAAAGAAAAAGAAAGGCTTATACGCCAACATACACGCTAAGAAAAAAAGAATTAAGGCTGGTAGTGGCGAAAAGATGAGAAAGAAAGGAGCTAAAGGAGCACCAACAGCTAAGAACTTTAAACAAGCAGCTAAGACCGCTAAGAAAAGAAAGAAGAAATAATGCCTAGATTCGGTAAGACAAGCAAAGCAAGACTTAAGGGTGTAGACTCTAGGTTAGTCAATGTTCTTAATGAGCTTATTAAGATAATGGATGTTACCATTATTGAAGGATTGCGTAGTGAAGAACGACAGAAAGAGCTGTTGGCTAAGGGAGCTACTAAGGTTAAATACTCAAAGCATATGGAAGGTAAAGCTGTGGATTTAGCTCCCTACCCAATAGATTGGAAAAACAGAGATGGGTTTCATTATATGGGTGGCATGATTAGAGGTATTGCAAAACAACTAGGTCTTAAAGTAAGATGGGGAGGAGATTGGGATTCTGATGGAGATGTTAAAGACAATGGCTTTGACGATTTAGTTCACATAGAGATAAGAGACTAATGCCTAAAAAATTCTTAAATATTGATGACTTTAGTAAAGGAATTAATAATGTCAAAAACAGAAGAGACTTAAGAGTTGGAGAGGCTTCTGCATTAACTAATTTTGATATTGGCAATAGGGGAGAGTTAAAACCATTAGGTTACTTTCATGAAGCAACTAATGCATCTGCAGTAGCTGTTGGTGGAACTAATGTAGATGTTGTTACAGCCTCAGTTAATCCCGGATATGGATTGCATTATTTTGAATATGATACAGAAACTGGTACTGCTGGTTTTTCTATAGCCGGAACAGATGTTAGCGGTGACATTACAATAGGAGCTGGGGGTGTTAGCTTAGGAGCTTCTGATGGTACTGACAGTAATTACCTCATAGGTTTTATATCTTCTGAATTTACACAGACTGTTAATATCACTAGTGGAGATGCCACAGTTACTCATACAGCAAATTCTAGAATTGTAAGAGGGTTGCCAGTATCGGGTACTGGTATACCAAGTGGTGCAACTATAGCCAGCGTTACCAATACAACTACATTTGAATTAAGTGCAAATGCAACTGCTAGCTCTAGCCCTATTTGCACATTTACAGATACGCAACCAGTAACTCAATTAAACGTAGAAAATTCAAATTGGATTGCTATAAGTGCAGCTACTGATTTTTTAACAAATTCCTCAAATAGTTTTTTAAAAAGTATTACCAATTCTGATTTTCCTGTAAAGGTTGTAATAACAGGAACTGCTCTTAACAATGGAACTTATAATATAATTTCAGTTCATGGCGGTGGTTATTCGGGAAGTGGAGTTGCTGATTTTATTGGAAATTATGGGGCTAATCATTCAATTAAAGCCAAATCTACTCTTTCATCTTTTCCTTTAGTAATGCAAATTTCAGAAGAATTAACTCACGAAACTATATCTGCTGGAACTACAGTTAACTTTAAAAGGTCTGGTGGCTATACTCCAGATGTTGCATTGTTATTAGGTAATACAGATGATAGTAAAGTTGATGTTTTTCACGCAACAACCGATACTTGGGCTACTGATGTAATTGATTTAGAATCTATAGTAAATTCTGGTTCTTATCCAGAGTGGGTATTCTATTCTGCTAACTCAGCCGTTAGAATTGCAGACGCGAACAAACTTAATATATCTATTCCTAAATGGTATGGATATATAAAAAGAGACCAATTTACTGCAAAAATATCAAACAAATCATCTGGAACAGTATACGCATTTGTATCTAGGTCTATTCCCTCTGGTTTATACGTTGAAACTAATAATTTAGAAGCTCCATCTTCTGGAGATTTTATAGCTGCTGGTTCTGTAAACGGAACAAATGAATATAATATGACCGCTGGAAAGGGCTGGTCTGTATCTGTTACTGAATCTACCGATGAGGGAACTTGGGAAGCTTTAACTTATGAGTTTGCAACTACTTTTATATATGATGGAAACCAAGAATCGTTAATAAATGAGTTGTCTACTACGTTTACAGCAACAGGATTAAAAAAGTTTCTTATTAATGTGTACGCTTATTACGATAAAGACACAGAAGCTTTTTATGCCAATAGAATTTCTGGGGGTAGGGTTTATATTAGGGAAAGTGGAACAAGCGATGATTGGACTTTGTTAGCAGACATTGATATTAGAAGAGGGGTAAGAACTTCTTTGCTTGGAGCACATGATAGATGGGTATTAGATGGAGCTACTGGAGCTAAAAATCTTTCGGCTCAAAAATTTAGAGTAACTATTCCTACGAATACTACTACTGGAAACAGAGCTTCTCAATACTGGATGCTTTCAAAAACAGAACCTAGTTTAGAAACGTATACAGCATTAAACGGATTTGACCAGTCTGCTACACAACTTTCATTTGGAATAGAGGGTTCTAGCTACTCAACCGCAATTGTTGCAAACAGAAGAGCATTTGTAGCTAATGTTAAATATAATTCTGGGGATACTGGAGGGTTTGCTCCTTCTGGGCCGGGTGCAGATGCAGGATACGGAAGATTTGCTTCTGAGTTTGTTAATTATGGCGATAGGATTATGTTTAGTGAAATAGGAAGGTATGATACTTTTCCTAATTTTAATTATATTGAAGCGTCAAAAGGAGATTCTGAAAGCTATATAAGATTAGAAAGTTTTGCAGATAGGTTATTAGCATTTAAACAAAGGACAATGCAAGTTATTAATATATCATCATCGTCTCCAAACAATTGGTTTGTTGAAGATACTGTATACTCAGCAGGAGTTTTATACCCTTATTCAGTTGCAAAAGGAACAAGAGGAATAATCTGGGCAAATACTAATGGTGTTTATATTTATAATGGAAATTCAGTTGCTATGGTTAGTGAAGGAAAAATAAGTGACTCTGATTGGCTTACTTTTTCAAATGGAAAGCAATTGTCTGTTGGTTATATAGGGAGTTCAGACCAAGCGTTAATTATACAAGATGTAGACAGTACGCAAGAAGCTTATTTGTATGATATAAGAGCAAATGCTTTTACTTTTGCAGACAACATAGACCCAAATTCAGCCACATTAACAGAGCCTCCGTTTACTAATTTTGTAAATGATAGTTCTGGAAATCTTATTATGGGGTATGATGTTGAAGGCACTTCACTAGGTTCTACAGGAGCTAACGATGTTCATTTTACTAGGTGGGTTAATGATGTAGGAACACATAAAGTATATTTATTAGAAACTCCAGATTTTGATTTAGGTAGTCCAGCATTGATAAAAAAGTTTTATAAAATATATATTACCTATCAACATACAGATTCTAATGCAATACCAGCTACGAGAGTATTTTATCAAATTAATCAAAATGGAAACTGGTTGGCTATGGATGTGTCTAATTCAACAACAAATGGATTTCCGCAAAAAAATGGAGTGTACGGATTAAGTGTTTTTGCTCCTTCAAGTATAGTGTCATTTCAAAGTATAGCTTTTAAATTAGACTTTAGTTTAAGTAATGCAACTAAATTTTATGTTAACGATATTCAAATTGAATACAGAGTAATAAATAAAAGAGGCGGTTGATGAGTAGAGAGATAAGAAATTTAGTCAACTCATCTAACCAAGAAGCAAGTCTTGAAGTTGGAGTAGGGCGTGTTTTACCAGAAGGCGGTAGTTCAGTTAATTTAGAAGAAGGAAGGCTTGTAGTTAAAAGAAAATATAACAACCTTATATACAAATCTTTTATGTCTCGTGATGGCAATGAAATTGTTGATAAAAACCTTGACGTTGGTGGAAGGGTAAAGTCAAAAATAACAGCAGAAGATTTAATATTTAAACAAGGCCCTAATTTAGAAATATCTAGTGGAGCTATTACTGTAACTCATTCTTTACATGAAGTAGATGTTCAAGGAGCTAGTGGAAATGACGACCTAGATACTATTAATGGTGGAGTTTCTGGTCAAATTTTAATATTAAGAGCTGTTAATGGAGCTAGAACAGTAACTATTAAGGACAATGAAGATAATATATTTTTGCCCGGTGGTAGTGACTTTGCTTTAGATACGGCTACAGATGTGGCTGTGCTATTAAAAAATGGTTCAGATTGGTATGTTATTGTTACAGCGAGTATATAAATTTAAAGGATATAATTATGTCGTACGATAAAGGTAAAACAATAAAAGAATATATGCAAGGTGGCTATGCCCAACCTATGGAGTATCAAACTGGTGGTTATATCCCCGGAGTATCTAGTGCTTTATATAGAACTGGTCTTGATAGAAGAACAGCGATAGCACAAGATGAACAAAGAGAACAGGCTAAGGCCTTAGAAAAACAAGGTAAAAGAAGAGGTTTGTTTACTTCATTAGGAAAGCTAGGTGGCACAATTGCAGGTGGTGCTCTTGCAACTGCTCTTGCACCAGTTACTGGAGGTGCATCACTATTAGCTGGAGCTGCATTAGCTAAAGGGCTAGGTTCTGCTGGTGGTTCTTTTTTAGGAGAGAAATTAGCAGGAGTAACAGCAAGTGATGATTTTAGAAGAGTGGGTCAAGAATCTTCTACTGGTTTATTAGATACTGGATTTGAAGAGCTAGGAGATATAAGAAAAGAATATGGAGAAGGAGCTTTGGGCCGGTCTTTAGCAACGGGTTTAAGAACTGGATTAAGTGCTGGTGGAGCAGATTATTTAATGAATTTAGGTAAGGGTAAAGATGTTTTAGAAGCTGCTGAGGGAGTAGGTGGACAGTCTCTTGGTCAAACGCAAGGATTAGGGTTAAATGTTGAAGCGCCTTCAATGACTAATTTTGACTTAGGTCGTTTTTATGGCAATGTACCATCTCCTGTGTCTGAGGCATTAAGTTCTGGTAGTAACACAAGTAGTGGGTTAATAAACCAAGGAACTAATTTAGCTAGTTCAATAGGCGATATGGACTTTAATGTTGACCAGTTATTTCAAGAAGCTTATGGAACGCCTACTTTTGGCATGAACCAAGGTGGCAAAGTCTACGGATATGAAGATGGTGGAGTTATAGAAATGCTACAAGGTATAGCCAATAAAGCTAGCTTTGGTAGGCGAAATCAAGTAGAAGATATAGAACAAAGTAACGCTCCAATGATTGATATGGAAGCTGTTTTAGCTAAAAAAGAAATGCAAGACAATGCTGGATTTAGTATTGTTCCTACTGTTGGGGAATTTATGGGAGAAAAAATTTACCAAGGAACACCAGAAATGAGCAAATATTTAGAAAGCGATGATTACAGAAATTATTTAAAAACCAAAATTAGTGAATTTGATTCACCAAAAATGCAAGGATACGCAGGCGGTGGCTTAATAAACATGCTACCATTTAATAGGAGAATTATGTAATGGCAGATACAGTACCAGCTATGCTAGAACCCGGTGAGTATGTTATACGCAAAGATGCCGCTGAGGAAATAGGAATAGACAATTTAAATATGATGAACAATATAGATAGGTCTAGCCAGATGTATATGAATCATGGTGGCTTAGTTCCTCAATTACAACATGGTCACTCAGCTATAGATGAGTTACTAGCTATGAATACATTAAGCAATCAAGCTAATGTAGACATGACTAGGCAAAGCTCTATGATGAACCAAGGTGGTAAACTAAAACCAGTTCCAGAGGGTAACAAAGGTCTAGGTAAACTACCAGACACAGTTCGTAATCGTATGGGATATATGCAAGAAGGTGGTGAAGTACCACAAGACCCAGACCCTTTGCAAATAGAAGCAAGGATGCGTGGAGACTTTAAAAATATGGGCACTATAGGTGCTGTAGATTCTAATAATTATTATAGTAACTTGCTTAACGAGGCTATGAAAGATAGAGAGATGCTTGAAAAAGGTTCTTTTCTAGAAGGGTTTGCTCCATCAAAAGATAGAATTGAAGAAGATATATTTAAAGCTCTTAAGTATTATTCAAGAAATCATAACACATCTCCAAAAGTACAAGGCTATAATAATGGTGGTCAAGTATATTCTTACGGTTCTCAAACTACTGAAATACCCACTCTTGAAGAGGCACAGAGATTAACTGGGCAAAGAATAGATGACCCAGAAGGAGCAGGACTTCAAGAATATGATTTTTCAAGAGAAGAAGGTATTACTAGTAATATTAATAGACAAATAGCTAGTATGCAAAATCAATTAAGAAGTGCACAAGGAGTAGGTGGGGCAAGAATTGGTCAAGCAATTACACAAGCAGATACTATGGGTAGAGGATTTGAAGGTTTTGGTGGAAGGCAATCTGCGATAGATACAGCAACAACTCAAGCACAAAGGGGCTATGAATCTGGAATAGAAAGATTTCAGTCTGGTTTAGACCAAGCTAAACAAGATGAGTTTGAAAGTATAAGAAGTATGCGTGAGGGATACTTAACAGACCAAATAGGGAACATAGGACTAGAGGCATCACAAGAAGGTACTTCTGATTACAACATAGAAGATGACCCAAATTGGAACGCTCCAGAGAATCCAATTGAAAATCAACAATATGTTTTTAATAACCAAACGTATAGATATACAAATGGCAGTTGGAAAAAATATTAATAATTAAGGATAAACTATGGCAAGAAGTAGATATAATGTAGTCCCTCAAGGACAAATAAATATAGTAAAACCTCAAAGTGGTATAGATATAGTACTTGATACTCTATCTCAATACGCTAACCCTAACTACCAGTTAAATAGAAAAGAACTTGCTATGCGAGAAAGGCAAATGGCTACTGACAATAGAAGAGCTGATGCTACTTTAGAACTAAAACAACAAGAAGCTTCTGAAACCAGTAGAAGGCAAGATGATTTATTACTTATTGAACAGCAAAATGCTCAAACAGCTCGTGAAAAATATTTAGCTGAAAAGAAAGATAAGCAAACTGGAAGGCTAATGGAGGATTTTAATTTAATAGCTGGTAGCATAGAAACAAATGAAGAAGGTTTTAAAAGCCTAGAGGATAATATTGCTAAATATATGAGTGATAGTCCAGATGCTTTTAATAGAGCCACTCAAACAGTAAATGCCTTAAGAGCAAAAACAACCAGAGAAAATAATGAGGCTGATGCACTAGGGGCATTTTTTAATACTCAACTTACTGATGGCTTTGAGTATGACCCAGAGTTACATAGAGACTTATTTATAAAAGAACCGGCATTTAAAAATCAATTACTTAACAAAGCTATTGACGCTAGTTATGGTTCTCAAGTACCAGAAAATATGAAGTTAGCATATAATTCAGATATGAAAATACTTGGTGGGTTGTTAACTTCTTACGCTCAAGCACTAGGAGACTCTCAAAAAGAAAAGGCTTTAAAAGCTGTACAATCTGCATATATTCCTTTTAAAGAAAAATACGGGCAATATAATGCTGGTGCTTCTACTATAGAAGGTTTGATTGGGTACGAAGAGCCAAATGATGATGATATAAACTTAGAAGGTACGGAAAAAATAGAAGACGAACAAGGCATTTCATCTAATTTTCTCAATACATTATTTGGTGGTAGTGCTTTAAGTGCAAGTCCTACTAAAACTAAACCAGTTGTTAATAGAACCGGTACAGATAGGGAAGAACGCATAAGAAGAAGAATGGCATTAGAAGATATGATAGAAAAAGAAAAGTTAAATATAAGCCAAGGTGCAAACATAGGTGGAGAATTATTAAAAATGTTGTCGGGTATGACGCCACAATCAAAAGCACACGGTGGTAAAATACTATCTAAAAAAGAAATGTATATGCAGAGAAGAAAAAATAAAAGATGAATAAATCTCAGCTTCTAACAAAGTATAGAAATACTTATCCAAACCTTAAAAATATAAATGATGATAAATTATTTAATGCCTTAGTTAAAAAATTTCCAGAGTATAAAACTGAAATAACAGACTACTCTACTAAAACATCTGAGAATATATTTGATTCTTTGCCAAGCTTTATAAAACTAGGGTATAATCGCTCTATTCAAGGTATGGCTCAAGAAATGTCTACAGGGAAGAAGAGGTTTGACTTATCTGGCTATGAACCGGGTGTTGTTGCTGACATAGGTGCTGGCCTTGCATCTTTTCTTGCTCCTACTGATTTAGCTATAACAGCTTTAGGTGGTGGTATAGGTGGGGCTGCAGCTAAGAATGTTGCTACTAAATATGTATTTAAAAACCTAGTTAGGAACGGTGTAAAAGGCACAGTTGCTAAAGATGTTGCTAAAAGGGCATCTGTTAATATAGGTAAACAGACTGGTGCTTTAGCTTTGTACGAAGGATTTGGTGGTGCTTTACAACAAAAGAAAGACACAGGAGAGATAAAGTTAGGTGGTGTAGTTAAAGATACAATATCTGGAGCTGTATTAGGTGGCACAACTTCTGGATTTGGTACTTTTTTAACAGCTAGAGGAGCAAGTACTTTAAGAAAAATTGCTGGAGAAACAGCTGCTCTTGGAACTGTTAGTCCGCTTATAGAAGGAGAGCTACCTACTCCTCAAGATTACTTAACTGCTGGAGGTATGCTACTTGGTTTAAAAGGTGTATCTAAAGCAATGGGCTCTAAAACAGAATTAGAAAAGTTTATTGAAAGAGGTAGAAGACCATTAAATAAAAAAGAGGTAGTTGAAAATAAACTAGCAGAATCTTATGGAAGTCAAGTAGATACAATAGATTTAGCTAGAAGACAAACAGAAGTATGGATTGATAGGGCTGGTAAAAAATGGAATTTAATAAGCACAAAAAGTAATAAATATACTTTGATGGGTGCTACTACTAGCGATGTTAGAAGAGTTGATAAGTCTAGGTTTAATACTAGCTATAGGTTGTCTACCGAAAATCAAAAGATAGGTCTTGAGGATATAATAAAAGATAGACAGTCAAACCTAAGAAAAATGGAAAGTAATTTAAAGGTTGATGACGCTACCAAACAACTATTAAGAAATAGTGCATTGTCTAAAAAAAATCAACTAACATTAGCAAGACCAGAAGTTCAAAAAGTAGTTGGGGATAAAATAAAATTAGATTTTTTTACTCCATTAGAATTAGATAAGTATAGAAATGTTTTAGCTAAGAAAGATTTAGCAAACAAAAATATTGACTTGTTAAAAACAGAAGGTTGGATAACTCAAGAGGCTAAGATGTCTCTTAATAAAGAAAACTTTTTTCCTAAACCTATACAGGGGATGTTAAATTCATTAGTAAGACCTAAGTATAGAGGCTCACAAAAACAAGCAGTAAGAAAATTCTATAATTCAGTTGCAGATTATACAGCAGATAAAGATGTATTGACTGGTGAGTATTTAGGAAACTTACTTAGTAATCAAAGAATTAACCCAAGCAATAAAACAATAAACAGATTTAGAAAGAAGGGAATGAGTAAAGCTCAAGCAGAGGAAGCTTATTACAGAAACCTTACTAAGCTAAAAGAAGATGGAAAAGAAACAGATTTAGATGCTATTACTGATTTAATTTCTAGGCGTTTTGTATCAGAAGGTGGTCAATTACCGGGTTATATTAAAAACTATGTGCCTCAAATGATTAAAAGAGATGTTGCTGATGCTGTTTTTGATGATATGTTAAGCGTGATAGGTAAAAAATCTGAGATAGCTAAAGTATTAAGAAATGATTTTGCATATATGGAGGGAGATGCTGTCTTTGGAGGTATGGTTAATCCAGACAACTTTATAAAAAAGAATTTAAAAGTTGCTGAGTACCTAAACAAGTTAATAGAAAGAAGTTCTACTAGATTAAATAAAGATACTAGAAAATTAATTCTATCAAACATAGAAGACGGAACTAATTTGCAGTATTTTAGAGCTTACTCTAAAGTTGCTAATGGATTATCAGAAGAATTATTTAATACCTTTGGTAATCTAGAAAAGACAAGGCGTTTTAATATACCAGATGAATTGCTAGAAAGAAACTTTAAAACATTGATAACTAGGTACGCAACTAAAGCCGCTAATAGAACTGCATTTATAAAAAACTTTGGTGCAAAGGGAGAAAAGTTTAAATCTTTATTAGAAGCTTCTGAGATAGAAGATAAAGGTGTTATGAGAGAGTTGTTTCATCATGTTAAGGGAGATATAGAATATCATTCTGCATACAATTATAAACCAGAGACAAAAAACGCTTGGAGAAAATACATGGAGTGGAACACAGGTCTTAAAATAGGTCTTGGCTATGCTCCTCTTATGAACGTATCACAGGCAACTATATCTACAGCTTTAGAAGCTGGATATATTCCTTTTTTTAAAGGTTTATTTTCTTTAACAAGTAAGAAGAGAAGAGAGCTTATTGAAAAATCTGGTGTAACTAACTACTCTATGTTTAATGAGATGATTGGTATATCTAATGAATCTAAAGTATCAAATAAAATAGTAGATGGATTAAGTAAGTTTAGTGGGTTTAACGGTATTAATAAAATTAATCAAATAACTGCAGCTGCAACAGCACGAGTATTAGTAGACGATATGTTTAAAGCTGTAAAAGGCAAAGGGTTGTTAGGTAAGTCTAAACTAAGAAGAGATTGGGCGGCTAGTAAATTAAACCAATTAGGTATTGACCCTAAAACTTCTAAGATAACTGATGATGATTATGTAAGAGCTATGTCTAAGTTTGCTAGAAAAAGTCAGCTACAAAAAGATATATTAGAAGACCCATTAATCTTTAATAACCCAAAGACTAAAGTATTCACTCAATTTAAAAGGTTTGGTTATAGACAATATAACTATATGATGGATTTAGCACAGCATGATATAGCTTATGGAAACTTTATGCCTATTATTAGGTTAGGAATTGCTGGTGTAGCTGGTGGACTTATAGCGAATCAAGCTAAAGACTTTATGAGAAGAGTCTTATCTGGTGAGGAACAATTTAACCCACAAGAAGGTATGCCAAATGACTTACAAGAAATAGCAGAGGGCGTTATGTCTGTTGGTGCTTTTGGTTTTATGGGAGAGTTAATGTCTGCAGGGTTAGATGAAGGTAAGAGTGTTTCTAGTTCTTTAAAGTTCTTAGCATATCCACCATTACTATCAGATGTAGACAACTTCTTTACTAAATTTGTACCAGCTATGGAGTCTGATTTTAAAGAGCTAAGAGCAGATGCATTGAAAAGAAGCCCAGCTAGGTTAATGAAACTAACAGGTAGTTCTGTGTTTAGAGAACTGTCCAAGAGAGCAGAAACCGAAGGTATGAGCTTTAATAGAATCAAAGCATCTAAAGGTTTTAGAGTTAAAAAGATAATGAATATGCTAGAGAAAGCACAAACTGATGAAGACTTTAATAAAGCATACGCAGAGGTACAGGCTTGGAATAAACTTAATAATGAGTTTCCTATAACTATGAGTGATATTAGCTTTCAAAAATTAATGCAAAGAAAGATGAGACGCTACGAGAAACTAGCTCTAAATGAATTTAAAGGGTTTGAGTTATAATGCCTAAACAATCTATCTCAGATTTTCTTAAGCCACAAACTACTACTCCTGTATCTACTAATGTTCATAGCAATATAGATAACTTAATAGTACAATCTAAACTAGATGAGTTTGATAGATATGGCTCTATGCGTACAACCCCCCTAGAGTATAAGGGTGGAATGGGAGATGTAGTAGCTAATGTAGCTATGAATCCAATGATGACTTTAAAAAGTTTAGGAAGTGTAGGTAGGAAAATACTACAAAAAACTGGTTTAAGAAACCCATTATATCACTTTACTGATAGTAAAAGCGCCTCTAATATATTAAAAGAAGGTACTATAAGAGGTACGGATGAAGCTTTTCCCGGGAAAGGGTTTAAAGGAGACAGAAAGGATTATTGGAGAAAAGAGAGGGGTTTTGAGTCTCCAGCAGTTTCAGTAACAAGAGACCCAAAATGGGCTTCTAGAGGGCATGGACAGATATCTTCTGATGTAAGATTTATTATAGATAAAGATAAATTAGCAAAAAAAGGTATAAAAATGCAACCGTATTCTGACCCCGGATATGAAAAAACATTAGACTGGTATAAACACCCAAATCAATCTTTTAAAGAAGCGTTAAACTGGAAAATAAAAAGCGATTATTACAAACCATCAACTGGTAGAAAAATGCCTCAGCAGATGAATCCTACATTTGAATTTGAAGAAAGAGTAAGAGGTAATATACCTTCTGAAAATATAAAAATGATAGACTTAATAAGGTTTTCTCCAAATAAATTTCTTACAGACATAAACAATCAAGATTTAATTAAAGCATTAGTAAAGTCTGACATTCCAAAAATAAAAAGTCAAACAGCCTACAATCAACTCCTAGATTTAAACAAAAGATTAACAAGTAAAAATTGGGAAGACAAAGTTAGTAAGCAAGGAGGTGTTCTAAATATTGCAGACACTAGGGGAAATTTATTAAAGTATATAGATGAATTATTAAATACTCCTACTTATAAATTTGACCCATTTAAACGCTAAAAAGGATTAGGAGTTCCACTAACTGTATCTCCTCTTCTGTCTGCCATAGCTACTGCGTCCTGTTCTGTCTCTGTAACCAAACAACTATTACCATGATACCCCACCTCACAAGAGTTAGTCTGTCCATATCTATTCTTAGCTACTATAAGCTCTAAGTAGCAATCACTATTACCATCATCTCCATACCTAGATACCCAAGGATAATGAGAGAATACTACAATCTCTGCGTCTTGTTCTAAGTTACCAGACTCAGCAAGGTCAGATAGTCTAGGTACTCTATCATTTCTATGTTCCATATTCCTATTCATCTGTGATACTAATACTACAGACATATCCTCAGCCTTAGCTAACCACTTATAGTTACGACTTACATCTCCTATCTTTAAACGTAGGTCTCTCCTGTCTTGGGGTGGGTGTTCTATCAATCCTATATGGTCATCAATAACTACGTCTGGCTTAATAGCCTTTATCTCTCTAAAGGTATCTTCCATATTTCTAACATCATCAAACATAAATAACTTACCTTCGTATATCTCTTTTATCTTATCTGCAGTTGCCTTTATATCTTCTTGGTCTAAACCTATATTATTTCTAAGGTTTCTATATTGTAAGCTATCACTTTCCATAGCTAAAAACTTCTTCATCATCTCTGTATTAGGCATCTCTCTATTAAACATAGCCACCTTCATACCTTGATTAACTAAGTTCCTAGCCATATTCGCAGCTACAGTTGTCTTAGCATTTCCGGGTCTACCAGCTATAATAGTTATCTCTCCTCTAGTCATACCTGTTATTACTTTATCTAGCTTAGGCAACCCTGTTTGTATTAATGTAGTGGAATTAAATATAGACTCTTTAGTCTCTTCAAGTAAATCATTAACACTAAATATTTTATTAGGTTGTAACTTAATGATATTGCCTATTGTAGTATGTGCCTCTTCAAGTAATGATTGAGTCTCTACGCTGTTATCGTTGATATCTTGAGAGATAGAGGACATCTGTTTATTAAGTGTTCTCCTTAGATAATAACTATGCAACATTTTTGCATATGTAGTAGCGTGTGATGGAGAGGTTACCTTATCCAGAAAACCAGATATCTCATAAGAAGAGTAGCTACCTGTATCATTCATACCAACCTCATTACTAATGGTATTTAAATCTATCTCTTTCTTATCTTTATATAGTTTATTAATTGCCTTCCATACTTTGTTATTAAACTCTGAATAAAAGAAACCTTCTGCAGAAATCCAAGATGCTACTACATCCATTTGCTTTGGCTCTTGTATTATACAACCTAGTAATGCTTTCTCTAACTCTACACTCTTCATTTTAATCCTTTAATTTTGGTGGTATTCTGTCTAAGTCTTTTCGCTCACGCTCATTCTTAAACTCTTCTCTCTTAGATTCGTTCTCTATCATGCCACATAAGTATGCAATATTATATCCTCTCTCAGCATAACCTTTATTGATAAAAGTCTCTATCATACTAATAACTATTTCCTCTTTTGCTTTTTCCGTTCTAACAAAGAAAGCACACTTATCTGTATCTTTTAAGTTCCATTTCTTTTCTATTCTTTTAAAGGCTTCTGTAATATACTTAGTTACTTTAGGAGAAACAGATATCATAAGACTTTTTAACCTTAGAGATACTTCTTTCTTAGGCATATTATTGCTACACATAGGGCACTTAGGCATTACACATTCCACAATCTTTGTGTTCTATTTTAACCTTATTAAACACACTCTTTGGAAGGTACTTTTTTGTATTTGCATTTCCAGCACCATTAATAAACCTAGACCAAGCCCTTGTACATTTTTTACATCTGTATGGTGGGTAAAAAGAGTGTTTTTTATTTTTCTTTGCTGCATTATCACTTATTTCATATCTTAAATAATTTTCTCTTCTTGGACTTATCTCGCTTACACAATCCCAATCAATAAAATCATCTCCAAGATAACTAACTAAGGCATCTATCCTAGCTAGGTTTTCATACACATGATAAAACTCAAACTTGCTACTAGTTGTAGCTATTCGTTTACCCTTTTTTATTTCTATTTTAAACATTTCATAGTTACTCTTCATCTCTCCTCCTTTGTTTTAATCTAGTTATCTTAAATATCTCTCCTCTATCTTCTTTAAATACAACCCAATCACAAGTACCTATGGACAACCACTTGGGTATAGTCTTTCTAACCTTGCATTGTATCTTAATAGGCTTTTCTCCACCTATTAGTACATCTACATCTTCTGCACAATTTGGTAGAGATAATCCATTAGAACCATAGGCTCTCTTAACATCCTTATAACCCATTTCTTGTAGTTTGGCAACCACCTCATACTCAAATCTATTTCCCTTTGCTTTGCTTTTTGATGGCATTACTTCTCCTTTTCTTTCTTGTCTTTTTGAACGGACTTTCTAGAAATCTTTTCAATCCTATCTTTACTTTCTTGCAAAACTCCATCTACCTTCTCCTTCATATACTCTGCATACTTATCTGTATCTCCTTTCATATCTAGGTAGTTATAGAAAAAGTCACTAAGTACTTTTATAGTTGTTTGATTATTAGTCGCTACTTGATATAAGTAGTCTATCTTTTTTTGTGTATTGTTTCTTTTTTTATTATTCATTTAACCTCTTTTATTCTAAAGTTTTTGAGGTGCTCGGTAGCCAACCTTTTATTCTCCATAATTTTTCTATTAAATTATTTAGTTTTAGCACCTCAAATACAATTATTTACCTACTATAACTTCTAATAGTGTATCTATTTTCTTCTCTACCCTATGTAATCTAACCACTATACTTACAAACATACAAAGCATAAAGAACACAAACGCTTCCCAACCAAATATAAATGTTAGGTTCTCGTTAAATAAACTGTCAAAGTAATGTTGCATATCTACTCCCTTTGTTAATTAAATTCTTAAGGCACTTTAGAGAAAACCAATAAACTCAAGGTGTGCCTAAGACCCAATATAAGCTATGCGAAATAAGGAGAAAAGCATAGCTAGTGCATAAATTTTTGGGGTGTTATAGCACACCCCTAGCTTTTGTTATCTTATGAAACTAGACTATAGGTAGCGTACTTCTTGCTAGTGTCTGTCTCTATGTTCATATTAAAAGAAGTTCTAAGCACATGTATTATCGCTGCCAACCTCATTGTACCAAACCTAGTCAATGCTGACTTCGGTGTTAGCTTCTTACCAGATAATAGATATGTTCTCACTCTTTCTATTTTGCTTTTTCTTTTTCTAGGCATTTTGCCTCCTTGTTGTATACGGTTCTTAGGTGTCTTATTAACAACCTATCTTCTTGTGGCGTCATTTCATAAACAGCTTTGTCTTTTTTTATACCTCTACTAGAATCAATCATAATCTTAATTCCGTCTTTCCAACCAAAGGTGTCTACAAAAACTTCTTGAATATCATTCCACTCTTTTATCTCCAACCTCATTACCTCCGTAATCAGTATCTAACCTACTTGGATATAACTCTTCTTCTTCTTTAGTCATAGGTGTACTAGTATTTATCTCAGCAATCCTAACATACTCATTCTTTAGTTTTTTAACTAAAGAGTCTATAAGATTAACCTTTGTAAACTTAGGCTCTAGCGACTTCTTAAGAACTTCTAACGAATCTAATATGATATCGTATTCACTATTAGTTATCCTCATTAAAAGGGTAGGTCAGACTCATCACGCTTTCCATTTGCCCACTTATAAATACCAACGGCTTTAGGACTAGTCATATCCTCTCCGTCTCTATTTTTCCAAGTCTCGTGAGCAACTTTGATAATAGCTGGAAGACCTTCTACGTCTGCAGGATTGATAGAGGGTAGAGCGTACATAGTCTTACCATCTACTTCCTTCTCTGCTATCTTAACTCCCAACGCTTCTACCATAGCCTTATATCCACCATTACCACCAGCATTAGGTTCTAGGTTCTTGCTATCTGGAGTCTTAAACCTAAAGAAACCTTTAGACCTAACCTCTTTGTTTACAAATGTAGAACCACCTATGCCATTAAACTCTTTCTCTGAGTTCTCTGCAGATAAATTAAATATAATGTTATATATATCTGCAAGATACTTACCACGAATTACTACATCTTCTTTCACAGTAACATCTTTTACATGAGCGTAGTACTCACCTTCTTGCACCATAACATTAGGCTTATCTTCTGTTGGGTCGTAGAAAGATTCTCCACCAACCATATCATCTAGTATATCATTAACCATTATTTGACTCCTCTTTTAGTCTGTTTATTTTACTTATTACTCTTACTATATCTGTTCTCTCAATGTCTCCATTCTCTATAGAATTAGATATCTTTGTTTTCCACTCTTCTGTTAACCCTTCCATTTCCTTGTAAAGATAGTCTATATCCTCTTTAGTTAGGGCAGGGTCTTCAACTCTATTTCTGTAAACATCATCAGCAATATTCATATACATATTAAATGCTTTCTTAATACAATCTGTATTAGCTGATTTAACATCATTGCCAATGTCTACAAACTCATTAGAGCCTTTCTTCTTCTGTATTCTATGGGCGGCTGTCATATCGCCTTCTCTCCATATACCACCTTCATACCACTTAAGTCTACCATGTACTACAAAGGCTTCACTACCAAGAACTTCTGTGCTTATTATTGTCCAAGACCAACCAGCAAAATACTTGTCTGCAAGTTTCTTCATATACGAAACTTCTACATAGTCTTGATTCATCTTCTTCTTTACAAAAGCTCTAGGCGTATCTTTCATAGATACCTTATCATGTAGCTCAGTAATAGATGCTAAACTTTGCTCTATTGCTTCGTTACTTACTACAACTTCTTTCACGCTTCTCCTCCTTCGGCACTTAACATACCTATTAAGTCTGTAAATATAGATGCGTCTTTATTTGCTCTACTCATAGACTTTTTAAATGTATCAAGTTCTTCATCTTGGTTAGCAACAACATGCATTAGATTAGTTAGAGCCACTTCCACTTGCTCTAATCTAAAATCTATTTTGTTTATCTCTTTTCTTACAGGGCTTACTTTTCTACCTAATCCCATATTCTCTCCTTTTCTCTGGTCTATCATCTGTTATCTCTAAGTCCATACGACTACTTATTCCCCTATCTCTTTCTATCATAGCTACCATTAATAAAAGGTAGTTAATAATATCTTTGACTCTTCCTTCTATAGGTTCTGAGTATGTCTTTCTAGTTTTAAAATAACTAAATAAACTAGATATGTGCTTAGATAAATATACAGATAAAACTTCTATAGGTGCAATACCTAAATTACTAGATATGCTATCAAAGTTCCATAGAACATTATCGTTATGATTACCTTCGGTATACTCTATACGTTTGGTATCTGACAAACTAAGTGTTTCTTCTATAAACTTTGTTCTTAGCTTATCATATTCTTTTTTATTCATTTATTTCTCCTGTTTTTAAACCAATAAAATGTTAGGAATAGTAAAAATATTCCTGCACTAAAACATAGAAATGTAAGGCTTAATATAAAAGCATTACATACCCAAGTTGCTAAATCAAATACTATCATTCTACTCTCCTTCGTAATATATACACGCTTCACTAACAGGGCAGTAACTCTTACACTTAACACCACCCCAAGTCTCTTCTTTGTTACACATCTCTGGCATAATGCTCTCTTTAAGTGCAAACTCTAAAGCATCTCTTTTCTCTATAAACTTATTAGTTACATGGTCTTTGTGTATAATCGGTACTTCAAGTAAATATATATTTCTATCTACTCCTCTTTCTCTTGCTACTTGTAGACCACCATCTCTTACTGTAATCTGTATAAGTATCTTGTCTACAGGATAACCATTCTTTTCTAACAATAGTTTATAGAAGTTTAACTGCCATGCCCAATCCCCAAAGTCTGCAGAGTCTTCATCTCTATAAAACTCTTTTATTCTTTTAGGTGTTCCCTTCTTACCCCAACGACCACTTCTTTTGTAAACTTCGGTAGGGTGAAATCCGTGACTAACTTTTAAACCAAGACATTGAGCAACCTTATACGAACCTGTATTCTTATAATCTATAAGAGTTCTATTCTTCTCGTCGTACAAATCTACAATACCTGTTATATCATAGTGTTCTAATGGTAATTCTGAATGTAGACTAGACAATACTTCTGCAGAATCTTCTAGCTTTTCGTGATGTAATGTTCCTGCTAGAGAAAAAGCATTACCTTGTGGGTCTGTATAGAAGTCAGTAGTTCTCTCTAGGTACGCTTGACAAGTACCATTTAATAACTCTGTAGTAGATGTTTTTCTATTCGGGTCTCTCTGTTGAGACATATGTAGTAGGGATGGCAACGCTACTCCCATCTTCTCTATGTCTACATTACCTATAGAAACATCTTCTATGCTTACTTTCTCTCCGTTGGGATATTTAAAACCTACTAACGGCATCTTCTCTCTCCCTTTTTAGTGGTTGAATTTAATGATTCATTACTATTCTCACAAGTATTTTTTACTTTCTTAGTATGTTTTATTTGATTAATTATATACTCTGCTTTTTTCCAACCATATTCTGTAACCAACGCTTTTATTTTTCCCATTCTAACTCCTCTTCTTTGTTCTTTTCCATAGTTTCTAATACTATATCTCTATCTTCTACTATCTTCTGTAAATATATACCACTCTCTTCTAGTAGACCAAACTCATCTTCTATGAATCCATAGGTATCTCTACGAACTCCTCTAGAATCTGGGTATACTGCCAATTCTACAACTACAGTTTCATAGTTTGCATCTATATCAAACGCTTTATTGTTTATCATTTACTTGTCTCCTTTTGTTTTAGAATCTAGGGTTTAGATAGCGTTTATAACTATGCACACCCTTCCTTTGATTGTTTTTACTTTTCTTTATTTGTATACTTCTTGTCCATCTAGAAACTTTATCTTTATTTTTTATATATAATACAACCTCTGTATTACTTTCATCTTTAAATACTAATGCTATATAATCTGCTCTTGATTTTTTAACATCTAACCTTATTGAAGATAGACTATCAAAAGACTCTGAGTATTTTACTTGTATAGTAGTATATCTTATCTTGTTAGATTTGATAGACTCTGTTAAAATATCTACTCCATCATCATCTACCAATGGCTTGTAAACATTGTACCCTCTTTTTAATAGGTCTACTTCTACTATGCTTTGACCAATATAACCTTTAGTGCTAGGGTTTTTCCATTTGTCTTTGTTCATGTTATTAGTCCTCTAGTTATCAAACTTTGCAATTCGTTTATTTATATATTCTATTAAATCAGTACTAAATAGATAGGAAAGCCTATCTTCATTACTCATTGTATTAATATATGTTATTAGTCCATCTAAATTATCTGCTAATCTTACACCTTTCTCTATGATAGCATTACATATCCTTATCCAATTACGAATTTTTGTACCATTAAGAGTACCACTATGATGTCTAAACTCTAAGCTACCATGATAGTATCTAGAGTGTATGTTTAGACCATAGTATCTATTATCATTATACTTTTCTGTACTAGGACTATCTCTTCTATAGTATAAGTCTACTAAGTCTTGTTCATACTTTACAGATTGTAAATCTACGAGACCTAGACCTAGTGGTCTACACCAATTAGAACCTCTTCTAGAAGGCGGCATCATAGAGAATATAGAATCTTCTATCTTAGTATATACTATAGCTATATGAGCCACTTGCCTAGCACTTAAGTCTAGAGAATTAAAATGTAGATGTAATCCACAAGACCTATTAACTGCACCACCATACTCATTACTCCAATTAGTTAGGTAGTGTATAGTTTTATCTAGGGCGTTACCATTG